TTCTTTGGTTTTAGGCTTACCAGTTACTGGTGGTTTCAGGTTAGAGCCCGTTTCTCGGTTATACCGAGCACGACCTTTGGCTGTGAGACCAGCACCTTTGCTGACAGGAAGCTTTTCGCCTCTGCCAACACTCAAGCTTGGTCCTTTTTTGCGCTTTTTACGTTCAGCCATTGTAGTGCACGATAATGTGGGGCTCAATGCTGGGAGTGCCAGACGAAATTGAGTCGATTCGACAGCGAATGCGGCTCGCTGCCTTGCCAGTATAAAAATACTCGTAGTTTCCGTTAGAGTTAATCGTTTTTGTAGTGTCAATTTCGAACCAAGTATTGGTCGAAGCGCTGTGATTTAGCTCTAATGCAACTGTAAAGTTAGCGCCACCACTAACAACTAGCGCAAAAGTATAGGTATCAGCGTGACAAGCAATCTCAAAAGTATCATTTACGGTCGTCATTGCAGTCGATTCGTGATATTCGACTGTATTTGTGTATCGCTCGACGGTTAAGGCCATTACTTCTTACCCCTCGGCTTACGACGTTTATGTTGATAGCTTATCTTCTTTGAGCTGGTTTTCTCGCGCTTGAAGCGGGCTTTTTCGGCAGGAGACATTTCCTTGGTCGTCTTTGGCGTCTTGTCGGACACCCGTTTTGACGGTCGGCACGCTGGATACGCTCTGTCTTCGCCTTTGGAGCGGCCACAAGGCTTTCCGGTCTTTATATCGACCCATTTCTCGTCAAACCATCGGCCCAGACCGCCACGGCCCTTACTTGGCTTTTTTGGTTTTGCGGGTTTTCGTGGTTTTTTTCGTTCCGCCACTGGTT